CCTATATAATAATTCTGATGTAACAAAAAGAAATAGAAACGGGCAAACTAAATCTGGTTTGTATTCTTTATTTATACCAATGGAGTGGAATTATGAAGGATTTATTGATGAGTATGGTCAACCTGTTTTTAATAATCCTGAAAAAGAAAAATATGATCCTCATGGATTAGTAATAGATCAAGGCGTTATAGACCATTGGGATAATGAGGCTGAAGGCTTGAAAGACGATCAAGACGCTTTAAATGAATTTTACCGTCAGTTTCCTAGAACTGAAGAGCATGCGTTTAGAGATGAAACAAAAAATAGTATATTTAATCTTATAAAAATATATGAGCAAATAGACTACAACGAAGGTAACAAAAATTCATCAGTATTAACAACTGGTAATTTTCAATGGATAGCTGGAGTAAAAGATACTCAAGTCGTTTTTAATGCTGATCCTAATGGTAGATTTAAAGTTAGTTGGATTCCTAATAGTAACTTGCAAAATAATGTTATATTAAAAAACGGAGTAAAATATCCAGGCAACGAGCACATGGGAGCGTTTGGGTGTGACTCATACGATATATCAGGAACAGTTGATGGAACAGGATCTAAAGGTGCCTTGCATGGGTTAACTAAGTTTTCAATGGAAGATGCTCCAGCTAATACTTTTTTTCTTGAATATATAGCTAGACCACAAACGGCTGATATGTTTTTTGAAGATGTTTTAATGGCGTTAGTATTTTACGGAATGCCACTACTTGCGGAAAACAATAAACCAAGATTATTATACTATTTAAGAAGAAGAGGTTATAGAAAGTTTAGTATAAATAGACCTGATAAAGTTTGGAACAAGTTATCAGTGGCAGAAAAAGAAGTAGGTGGTATACCAAACTCTAGTGAAGATATAAAACAAGCTCATGCAGCTGCTATTGAAATGTACATTAACGACCATGTTGGATTATTGCAAGACGGTACTTACGGTACAATGTATTTTAATGAAACATTAAATGATTGGTCAAGGTTTGATATAAATAAAAGAACCAAACACGATGCTTCAATAAGTTCAGGGTTAGCTGTTATGGCTTGCAATAGACATTTATACCGACCAAACCCAAAAGTAGAAAAACAACCAGTAAATATTAGTATACACAAGTATAATAATAAAGGATTTCAATCTAAAATAATAACAGACAAAATATGATTCAATCTCATGTAAACTTTCCATCACAAGCGGTAAGTGATTTAGAAAAGCTATCTGAAAAGTATGGGTTAGACGTGGCTAAAGCTATAAGACAAGAGTGGTTTAATGGAGCTACTTCTAAGTTTGATGGTAATCTAAATAATTTTCATCAACTAAGACTATATGCTAGAGGAGAGCAAAGTATTCAAAAATATAAAAATGAATTATCTATAAACGGTGATTTATCTTATTTAAATTTAGACTGGAAACCTGTGCCTATTATTCCTAAGTTTGTTGATATTGTAGTTAACGGTATGTCACAAAGGAATTACGAAATAAATGCTTATTCTCAAGATCAGTTTGGTGTAACTAAAAGAACTGAGTATATGGAATCTATACTTAGAGACATGAGATCTAAAGAATATACTAATTTAGTTCAAGAACAATTTGGTATTGATATATCAGAAAATCCTCCAGAATCACTTCCTGATTCAGAAGAAGAGTTGCAACTACACATGCAACTAAATTATAAGCAAGCTGTTGAGTTAGCTGAAGAGCAAGCTATTAACGTTTTAATGGATAATAGTGATTATGATTTAACTAGAAGAAGAGTTTTGTATGACTTAACAGTGTTAGGTATAGGTGCAACAAAAACTACTTTTGATTTTACAGAAGGCGTTAAAATAAAGTACGTTGATCCAGCTAATATGGTATATTCACACACTGAGTCTCCATACTTTGATGACGTATATTATGTTGGCGAAGTTAAAATTGTTCCTATAAACGAACTAGTAAAAGAATTTCCTGATTTATCTGAAGAAGAAATAAAAGATATAGTAGATAACTCGGGCTACACATCTTATAGACATTCACATTATAGAAGAGAGTTAGATAAAAACCAAGTAGAGGTTTTGTATTTTAATTATAAGACGCACATGAACGATGTTTACAAGTTAAAGAAATTAGGTAGTGGTGCTGAAAAAGTAATTGAAAAAGACGATACTTTTGATCCACCTATAGAAAATATGGATGGTAACTTTGGTAAGTTAGAAAGAACTGTAGAAGTTTTATATGAAGGCGTTTATTTAATAGGCGCGGATAAATTACTAAAATGGAAAATGGCTGATAATATGATGCGCTCAGACTCTGATTTTGGTAGTGTTAAAATGAATTATCAAATAGTAGCACCTAGAATGTATCAAGGAAGAATTGAATCTATAGTTAGTAGAATAACTGGATTTGCTGATATGATACAATTAACACATTTAAAGTTACAGCAAGTAATGTCTCGTATGGTACCAGATGGTGTATATCTTGATGTTGATGGTTTAGCTGAAGTTGATTTAGGTAATGGAACTAATTATAATCCACAGGAAGCTTTAAATATGTTCTTTCAAACTGGTAGCGTTATAGGTAGAAGTTTTACTAGCGAAGGCGATGGTAATCCAGGTAAAGTACCTATACAACAAATAAATAATGGAGTCAATGGTGGTAAAATACAAAGTTTAATTCAAACTTATAATTACTACTTACAAATGATAAGAGATACTACCGGGCTAAATGAAGCTAGAGATGCTGCTACTCCAGATAAAAATGCTTTAGTCGGAGTACAAAAACTAGCAGCAGCTAATTCAAATACAGCAACTAGACATATATTACAATCAATGCTATATTTAACAGCTGAGGTAGCTGAATGTTTATCATTAAGAGTATCTGATATAGTAGAATATTCACCAACTAAAGATGCTTTTATACAAGCTATAGGAGCTCACAATGTTGCTACTATTGAAGAAATGAAAAATTTACATCTTTATGATTTTGGTATATTTATAGAGTTATTGCCAGACGAAGAAGAAAAGCAAATGCTTGAAAATAATATACAAGTAGCATTAAGTCAAAAGACTATTGATTTAGATGACGCTATTGACTTGCGTGGTATTAGAAATATTAAGCTTGCTAACCAAATGCTTAAAGTTAAAAGAAAAGCTAAAGTAGCCAGAGACCAAGCGATGCAGCAACAAAATATGCAAGCTCAAGCTGCGGCTAACGCGCAACAAACTCAAGCGGCAGCTCAAGCTGAAGTTCAAAAGGCTCAAGGTAAAAGTCAAGCTGAAGCACAGTTAGAACAAACTAGAAACTCATTAAAAATACAATATTTACAAGCAGAAATACAAGCTAAAAAAGAATTAATGCAATATGAGTTCGAGTTAAACTCTCAGTTAGAAGGTATGAAAAAAGAAGCTAGCGACAAAAAAGAAGAAATAAGAGAGGATAGAAAAGATGCTAGAGTTAATATGCAAGCTGATAGGCAAAAAGAAATGATAGAGCAAAGAAAACAGGGTGATACTACTAAAAAGTTTGAATCATCAGGTAATGATATACTTAGTGGAGATGCAGGCATGAGAAAGTTTGGTCTCTAATTTTTAATATTTTATAAAATTTTATTATGGAAGAAAATAACAAAGAAGTTGTTGAAGAAACAACTGAAAAGGTTGTTGAAAAAAAAGAACAACCAAGAGATGAAAAAGGTAAGTTCACGTCAAAGAAAAAAATTAAAGATGACGGAATTATAAAAGTAGATTTAAGCAAACCACCTCCAGTAAAAGAAGAGGTTGTTGAAGTAAAAGAAAACGTAATTGAACAGCCAAAAGTAGTAGAAGAAGTTGCTAAAGAAAACATAAAAGTTCCTGAGCAACCAGTAATAGAAGAAATTACACAAGAAGAAAAAGTAGAAGAAATAAAAGAAGTTGCTGAAAAAGCAATTGAAAATATGGAGGCTACGGGCAAGCCACTGCCAGAAAATATAGAAAAGCTTATAAAGTTTATGGATGAAACTGGTGGAGACTTAAATGATTACGTACAATTAAACAGAGATATTTCTAAAATGGATGACTCTGACGTATTAGATGAATATTATAAACAAACTAAATCACACTTAACATCAGAAGAAAGAGCATTTTTGTTAGAAGATACATATGGTATAGATGAAGAGTTAGATGATGAAAAGCAAATACGTAAAAAGAAAATAGCCCTTAAAGAGCAAGTTGCCGAGGCTAGAGCCCACTTAGACGGGCAAAAGTCTAAATATTATGAAGAAATTAAAGCTGGAAGTAAACTTACAGAAGAACAGCAGAAAGCTATTGATTTTTTCAATCGATCTGAAGAACAAAAGAAGCAGACAGAAGTACATAAAAGAACATTTTTAAATAAAACTGATAGTTTTTTTGGACAAAATTTCAAAGGTTTTGAATACAAAGTCGGAGACAAACGTTATAGGTTTAATGTAAAAGATGTTGATAAAGTTAAAACAACTCAAAGCGACATAAATAATTTTGTTAGTAAGTTTACTAATAAAGATAATACAACTATTGAAGATGCTGAGGGTTATCACAAGTCACTATTTACAGCAATGAATGCTGACAAAATTGCTCAACATTTTTATGAGCAAGGAAAAGCTGATGCTATAAAAGATAGAGTTTCTAGAGATAAAAACATTAATTTAGAGCCTAGAAAAACTCATGGTGAATATGAGGCTGGTGGAATAAAAGTTAAAGTATTAGGTCAAACTTCTTCTAATATGAAAAACAGATCATTTAAAATTAGAAAGAAAAATTAACTTAAAAATTTATAATTATGGCAATAACTGCAGGAAATAATTTGAATAGCGTACCTGCTCCAATACAGCAAACGCTACCTTCAAATTATATTGATTTCAACCAAGATATGGGTTGGGCTCAACAATATTTACCAGACCTTATGGAACAAGAAGCTGAAGTATTCGGTAATAGAACTATCTCAGGTTTTCTTGAAAAAGTAGGGGCTGAAGAGGCTATGACGGCTGATCAAGTCATCTGGTCTGAACAAGGTAGGTTACACTTATCTTACAAAGGTAACATGAGTGCTGACGACGTTTTTAGCTGTGAAGCTGATATAGACGGCAACACAATTACAACTACGCATGGTATTAGACTTAATGATACAGTTTTAATAGCAAATGTAAATGGTATATTTAAAGCTGTTGTTACTTCTATAAACTCAGGAACCGGAGCTTGCACAGTAGCTGCTTACGATGGAGGCACAATTGCTAAGGTAACTACTACTAAAGCAACAACTATATTAGTTTATGGTTCTGAATTTGGTAAAGGAACAGGTTATTACAATAATAGTGCTGCTGCTACAAATTTAGAAACTAGAGGATCTAATGAGCCTTCTTTCAAAACTTTTTCTAACAAACCAATTATATTAAAAGACTTTTATGAAGTATCAGGATCTGATACATCTAGAATTGGTTGGGTTGAAGTAACAGGTGAAATGGGACAATCAGGTTACATGTGGTATTTAAAAGCAGAGTCTGACACTAGAGCAAGATTCAATGATTACTTAGAAATGGCAATGATTGAAGGAGTTATTGGTTCTGATGCTGCTCACAACTACGGTGGTGGAACTTCTAGTACTGGTGCTAATGATGCTGATGCATTTATCGCAAGTAATGGAGATGCTGTAGGTACTGAAGGTTTATTTGCTGCTATCGAAGATAGAGGTAATTTAACTTCTGGAATAACTGGCGTTAACGCTGCTACTGATTTAGCTGAGTTTGATGCTATTTTAGCTGAGTTTGACAAGCAAGGTGCTATTGAAGAATACATGATGTTTATTAACAGAGCTACTAGTTTAGCTATTGATGACATGCTTGCTTCAATGAATTCTTACGGAGCTGGAGGTACTTCTTACGGAGTATTTGACAATGAAGAAGACATGGCGCTAAATTTAGGATTTTCTGGATTTAGAAGATGTGCTTACGACTTCTACAAGTCTGACTTTAGATACTTAAATGATTTAGCTACAAGAGGTGGTATTAATGCTGCTAACGCTGCTAACGCAATTAGAGGTGTTATGATTCCAGCTGGTACATCTACTGTATACGATCAGCAATTAGGTAAAAACTTAAAGCGACCGTTCTTACACGTAAGATTTAGAGCTTCACAAACAGACAATAGAAAAATGAAAACTTGGACTACTGGTTCTGTTGGTGCTGCTACATCAGCTTTAGATGCAATGCAAGTACATATGTTATCTGAAAGATGTTTAGTAGTACAAGGTGCTAACAACTTTATGTTAATGAAGTAAGACACTATTTATTATAAGGGCGGTCTAGTATCGCCCTTATATTTATTAATTTTTTATTATATTATATTATGACAAACAAAAAAGAAACAACTAAGGTTCAAGAGCCTGTAGTTGAAAAAACAACGGTTGTAAAAGAACAGCCTAAGGTTGCGGCTCCTGAAGTAAAAGCTAAACCAAAATGGGAAATAAAAGATAGAGTATACTATTTAAAAGGTAAGAAAAAGCCAGTATCAAGAGCTATTAGATCTTCAAATATATACTGGTTTGACGAAGAGCAAGGTTACGAAAGAGAACTTAAATACTGTCAAAACCAGAGAACTCCATTTGTAGATGAAATGAAAGGTGATCAAAGGTTAGAGCACATTGTTTTTAGAAATGGTGCTTTGTTTGTTCCTAGAGAGCAAACTACTTTACAAAAATTATTATCACTATATCATCCTCACAAAGATCAAATTTATTATGAGTATAAACCTGTTGAAATAGCAGAAACTCAACTTGATTGGTTAGAGTTTGAAGTTGAGGCTTTAAGTTTAGCAAAAGATTTAGATATAGACATGGCTGAATCTATCATGAGAGTAGAAATAGGATCTGATGTATCTAATATGAGCTCTAAAGAGCTTAAAAGAGATTTATTAATATTTGCTAAAAGAAATCCTAAATTATTTATAGAGCTTGTTAGCGATGATAATATACAACTTAGAAACTTTGGTATTAAAGCTGTTGAACAAGGTATATTAAAGTTATCAGGTGATCAACGATATTTTATGTGGGGATCAACTAGTAGAAAAGTTATGACAGTTCCTTTTGACGAACATCCATATACAGCATTAGCTCATTGGTTTAAAACCGACGAAGGTATGGAAGTATACTCAAATATAGAAAAGAGATTTAAATAACAATAATTAACTAATATTAATAGCCACTCATTACGAGTGGCTATTTTTATTTAGGGGCTAACCTTCCACTTTATTATGTAACTATATAATAGTAAAATAAAAAACAATGGGAGTAAATATAAACAGTGTATATCAAAAAGTTTTAGCCTTGCTTAACAAAGAGCAAAGAGGTTATTTAACACCACAAGAATTTAATCTATTAGCAGACAGAGCTCAAAATGAAATATATGAGGCTTATTTTCATAAAGCTAGAAATTCTAACGCTAAGCTAAAAGACGATGATACACATACAGACACTTTGGAAATGTTAGAAGCTAAACTAGCTCCTTTTTTAAAATCAGAAACAACTACTAGTATTGCTAGTGGTGTGCTAGTGCTTCCAACAGACTTATATAAATTAGATATTGTAAAAGCAGGAACTAATCTTGCTACAGAAGTAAATAAAAAAGAAGAACATTATATTACTTCTCTTGGTGAAACTGGTTCAGTACTATATCCTAAAACAACAAGACCTATATTTACTAGAATAGCACCAACAAAAATTAAAATAACTCCATCACCTAATGATGGTTCTAGCTGTACTGTTAATTATTACAAAAAGCCAACGGCTCCAAATTGGACGTACGTAGTTCTTCAAGAAAAAGCTCTTTATAACTCAGGGGCCGCTGATGCTCAAAATTTCGAGTTACTAGAAGTTGAAGAAGAGCCATTAGTTTCAAAAATATTAATGTTATCTGGCGTTATAACAAAACAACAAGATATAGGTCAAGTTGGAGCAAACGCTATACAAATGACCAATCAAGAACAAAATAGTTAATTATGGGATTATTAGGAACATCAACTCAGGCATCTTATTATACAGGTAGTGAATTTGGTACATATCAATTTGTTAATCTTGACACTATCATTAATAACTTTATGTATATTTATGTAGGCGAAAATAAAATAATAAATAAAGTAAATAGAACTGACGTTCAGTTTCATGCCATGCGAGCTTTGCAAGAACTGTCTTATGATGTTTTACGTTCTTTTAAGTCTCAGGAAATTGAAGTACCTAATACACTTAAAATGGTTCTACCTCAAGACTACGTTAATTATATTAAATTAACAAGAGTAGGCAGTAACGGTATTGAAAGAGTTTTATATCCAACTAGCAAAACGTGTAATCCATTTGCTATAGCTCAAGCTACTGATGGCACTTATTCACTAAGTACAGCTAGAAGAAAAGTTAGAGTAAAAGTTCCTTCTAGTAGTAATATTACAGACGGTGATTACGTTAACTTATTATATACATCTATGTTTGCTAATGGTTCAACAACAGAGGAAACTGTTAGAAATGTATTTTTTGTATTTGATAAGACTAATACAACGGCTGGCGGTCCACCAAATACTATAGGAGCGGCCTCAACAACAACTACTTATTTTCATATATCCGTATTAACATTAGATGTTATGCCAGCTAATACAGTAGCTGATAAATTAACAGCAGAAATAAATAGCTTTGGCCACCATACAGCAACTAATATAGGCGACGGTATTGTAGAAATAGAATATACTGACGGTACAGCACTATCAAGTACAACGGTTAACACAGCATCTACAGAAGGCGCTTACGCTAACAACGTAGCATTGGGTAGCGCTAACGGAACTAATATAGTTGTTACAATACCTCAAAATGGATCTAGTTCTTCAGAGTCTTTATTAGAACAAACTCCTAGTGATACATTAAATAATTACCAAGATTCAACTGAGCCAAATCCTAACGTAAATGATAGCTCAGATATAGAAGTAGATTTTAGAGGCAGAAGATATGGTCTAGACCCACAGCACGCACAGTCTAACGGTACTTTTTATATAGATAACCTTAGAGGCCATATACACTTTGGCTCTGTATTAGCTGGCGAAACTGTAGTATTAAAATATGTTAGTGACGGAGTAGGTACAGATAATGAAATGGTTATACATAAATTTTGTGAAGAAGCTTGTTATAAACATATAATGTATGGTGTATTATCTGGAAGGTCTAATATACCTGAATATTTAGTTCAAAGATTTAAAAAAGAAAAGTTTGCTGAAACTAGAAAAGCAAAAATAAGATTA